GTCGTAGTCACACGCGACAACCGTTGGCCTGTTGGATCCAAAAGGTACTGGTCAGAAGACAACAACACGCCGCGCTCATACACCGAAGTGACAGAAATGGCGCGAGGATTACGCAGGCGAAGAATGTCAGTGTTGCCCTCATACAATTCGCTAGTAAAAGTTTGACGGCCAAGCACACAACCCACATAGTTTTCAGCCAAATCCTGTGCTGCGTCAATGAAACGTCGCAGCTCCTCTTCAGGTGCCGAAGCTTGCGGAATGTTCAAATGTGCCAACACATCCGAATACGAAACCACAGGAAGATGGGTGGTGTCCCGAACAGAAAACTCGTCAGTGAACGCAGAAGCATTAGTGCCAGTGGCAACCCATCGCACAACGTGACGGCCAAATTGTGACGGCGTAAAATCGGCATCATACAAACCTGTGGACGAAGTGGTCACAGTCGGCGTGGAAGAAGTCCCATCAGGGGCAGTGACAGTGCAAACCACAGCAGTTGCATTGGCAGGTGCGCCAGCAGCGTTGGTGATAGTAATTCCGAGCGGAACAATGTCGCCAAGATCGTAGGAAGCCACAGGTCATCTGCCTTTCATAGTTGAGCCGGTGCGAACACGCGGTGAAGATGTTGAGCCGACACGCACACGCGGTGCCGAATTGCCTTTGTCTGCCGCAGCAACACGAACACGCGGTGCCGAAGTGGCACCAGTGCGGGTGCGAGGACTAGAAGAAGCACCTGATGTTGAGGCGTAATCGTAGGTGATGTTACTGCCATAAATAAAACTAGCAGAATCGTAGGCGTAATGAATTGTTGTGCTGTTGCTACGAACACGCGGATGCATTTCAGCTGCCGACATTACTCACCCAACCAATGGCAACAACCTCTTCGACAGTGAGTCCAAGTTTGCTGAGTTTGTCAATGGCAGATTGACGCGCCAATTCGTTCAACGTTGACTCAGTGTCAAGAAGTTTGGATTGTTCAATAATGTTGTGCAAAGGATGGTCGTGTGTGGTGTCGCAGTTTTCGCAAAAACCGCCAGCGCCATAAACTGTTTGAATCATACGACCCTCACTTGTAGACGCGGTGCGACAGTCAAATTGCCTGTTGGTGTTCCGTAGGATGGTGGTGTTGTGTAGTTTCCTGCGCCATCTTTGTAAAACGAGCCAACGTTTCCAGAACCAACATACGCATACGCAGCAACACCAATGGTGCTTCCATTAGAACCCCGAACCGTAGGTGCTCCATTAGAAACAGCAACAAGCCAATACAAAGTGTTCGCACTCAAAGCCTGTGTGGGGCTGACAGTGATTTCTTTTATTCCAGTTGTTGATGAGTCAATTGTTCCCGCATTGTAAACAACAGCGTTCGGGTAACCAGTGTTGTCAGAATAAACAATCAACTTGATGAGCGTGGAAGCAACAGCAGTCGTTACTTCCAAACTCATTCTGTCAATGCTTAGTGATGCGTTTCCTGTCAAGAACGGAACAGCGACCATTCGGTCAGCGGCAAGAGCCTGAGTTGAACCTGCAAGAGCACCCCAGTTTTGTACAGGGTAGTAACGCTGCGACCTATTGGCGTAAAGAAGACTTGCGCCATTGTCGCCAGCCAGCATGAAATCTATTTGAACTTTGTTGGCTGACGAGAAAGTTGATCCTGAACTGACATAGGTGACAGGTACTACATACCAAATCACATAGCCATCTGAGTCTTGAGTTATTGTTCCAGTGACATTGAACGAAGCCCACGATGTGCTGGAGTTTGAATCACCTTTGAGAACAATCTGTCCCTTTTTGGGACCGACAACACTGTTGAAAAGTTGAATGTAAGCGGCTTGATTGTTTGCAAACTGGTCTTCTCGACCAATAAGAAGGCTTGTGATTGCAGCCCAACTGGCATCACTACTCGGAGCAATGTACCCACCAGCATAAACACCAGCGTTTGAACTGTAGTCTGCTTGCGTTTGCCAAGCATAACGCAAGCCTGATTTGTAACCTTGAGAACCTTGAGAACCTTGAGAACCTTGTGCACCTTGCGCACCGTTGGTTCCGTTGGTTCCGTTGGTACCAGCTGAACCTTGTGCGCCTTGTGCGCCCTGTGATCCAGTTCCTGTTGAACCTTGAAAACCTTGAGCACCTTGAAAACCCTGTGCGCCTTGTGCACCTTGTGAACCTTGTGAACCTTGTGCACCATTGGTGCCGGTCGAACCTTGGTAGCCTTGAAATCCCTGAGAACCTTGATTTCCAATAGAACCTTGATAGCCTTGTGGTCCTTGAGCACCAGTAGCACCCTGATAACCCTGTGGACCTTGAGCACCAGTCGTATTTTGATAAGCCAAAGAAGTCCACGCCGTAGAGCCAGTACCGATCTTAAAAGTGTGGGTATCTGTCTCGTAGCCAATTTCACCAGCCGCTAATGTGGGGTTGGTTGAAGTCCAGTTGGCAGCGGTATCTCTACGTGTCTGGATGGTCGTCTTGACTGCCATTTAATTACTCCGCTGGTAGGGCAGCGAGTTCTGCCTGATGGATTTCAATCGCTGCTGAGATGGTTGCAATAGCGGCGTCAGAAGCAGCCACACCTTCGGCATCTCCAACAGATTCAGAGATTTGTTTGTTGAGGGTGTGCTGGTAGCCTTCATTAGCAAACTGCTCTACACGGGCAGTAAGTACGGAACGCTTTTGCTCAGTTGTTAATAGGGTTGAGAAATCAATTGCCATTATTTTTCCTTAAGGTTATTAGGCGCTTCCGCCGTCAATGGTTACTGCTTGAAAAGCACCCGCAGAGTCTACCTTTGCCAACACAGTTCCACCACTATTTTGCCATTGTTGCAAGTCGCCTGTTTGAGAGACTTCACCTCTAATAGCAGCACCAACATATGACGCTGCTCCAGTACGAATAAATAACTGTGCGCTAGATGTAAACGCGGTTCCAACAATACCTACGGAACCGTAAGCATTTACAGAGGTAAGCACAGTTCCGCTAGAGTTTTGCCATTCTTGCAAGTTAGCCGTCTGGGACACAACACCACGAACTATGAGTCCGATGGTTGCTGCCGAACCAGTAGTGATAGCGGCGCGGGTTCCAGCGGGATACAAACCAACATACAAACCTGATTGAACATATTGAACACCAGCCGAGTCAATATAAGCCAGCACTGTTCCAGCACTATTTTGCCATTCTTGCAAGTTGGCGGATTGACCAGACGCACCTTTGGCGGTGAGAGGAATTGCTGTGGCAGAGTTTACAATAAAAGCGGCTTTACCTGTGGATGATTGAACCCATGAACCTGAGCCGCTGAAGTTTGTGTTGCCAGCCGAGTCAATGTAGGCAAGAACTGTTCCCGCGGAGTTTGTCCAAGATTGCAAATTGGCTGTCTGAGACGCTGCACCCTTGACGGTAAGCGGAACAGTGGTTGTCACATTTGTTGCTATGGAAACGGTTGACGAGTTGGCAGTTGTAATGAATCCGCCAGTTTGATTAGCGGGTCCAAATGCTGCTCCGTAAAAACCACCATAGTTGTTGATGTAACCAAGTGTTGTTCCACCGCTAGTTTGAATCCGAAGCGGGTCAATGCCACTGCCAACTGCGCCGTTGAGTTTCAAAATCAAGTTCACTGTTGAAGTATTTTCCGCAGGGATTACATGACCGCCAACAGTGAACGCATTAGCCGCGTTAAGTAGCGCCAAGTTAGTTGTTGGGTGAATGTGGTCTTCATGCGAAGCATTTGTTGCAGTACCAACGGCGGCTGTGCTGACAGCCAATGGTGTAGCGGAACCTAGAGCAGGAGTAGCACCTTGTGCGCCTTGTGCGCCTTGATTACCTTGAGACCCTTGAGCACCTTGGAAACCTTGAGAACCGTTAGTTCCGTTAGTGCCCGCAGAGCCCTGTGCACCTTGTGCACCTTGAGAACCATTAGTGCCGTTCGTTCCAGCAGCACCTTGTGCGCCAGCGGAACCCTGTGCACCCTGTGGACCTGCAACAGTAGAAGCCGCACCCTGACTACCCTGTGCACCTTGTGCACCTTGTGGCCCAGTTGCACCTTGTGAACCAACCTGGCCAGCGATGCCAAAGTTCCAGTTGTTGTGTGAACCACTACCTGCAATCACATCAACTGTCAGAATTAAAGTTCCACCACCAATGTAATTGGCGTAACCTTCCATCCAATAAGTTGGTGTCTCACTATGAATCGCGCGGATTCGTTGGCCAGTAATGAACGCGCCAGCATTTCCACCCGTCAAGCTGAAAGTTTTGATTCCCGTTCCAATGGTGATTGCGCTAGTTGAAACAACCCCAGAATATCCAACACCTGTTGCACCTGTTGAACCTGTTGCGCCCTGTGCACCTTGTGCGCCCTGTGCGCCTTGTGCACCCTGAGAACCATTAGTTCCTTGCGGACCAGTCTGCAAAACAAGATTTAAAGTTTGTGTCGGAGCAGTGCCAGTAATACTTGCCGCCGCCGCACCCACAGTGACGGTACCAACAGATAAAGTGTTAGCAGGACCTGACGAACCCGTTGCACCCTGTGGTCCATCAATACCCTGAATGCCAACACCAGAGGTCTCGATTACAAACATCTCTTCTGTAATCTCTACAGAAGAATTTGTTCCTATTACCTCTACGACAGTAGGGTTTACCTCAATCTCGATTACTTCAATCAAACTACAATCTCCGGTTCAATCATTGCTTGACCACGAAGCACCTCTGTAACTTCACCTCCGCTGGAGGTTAGTTCAATAGCCCACTCCGCAGAACCTGCGTCACAAGCCCCTGTAAGGGTTGCTGAAGCGATTGAAACTACCGTTCCAGCAGTTCCACCTAGGGTAATAGTGTTAAGCGCTGTACTGGTCGTTAAAATGGCTGTACCAGAACGTCTAATTTGCAGTTTTGCAGTGTATCCAGTTAGGTTCTTTGCCGTCTTTACCCCAGTTGTTGCGTTTTTGTCATACCATGTAAAGGCAAGCTTCCAAGTAGCACCTTTAGCGAATCTAACGTTATATACCTTAATATCAGACATCTACGTAGTTTCCGTTTTCGTCAATAACCTTATTCTTAGGAAGTCCAAAGGCTTCAATAATTTTATTCATAGCATCTTCGTCATTTACATTCAAGCCAATAACCCGCGGACCGGAACCCGCCCCAGACTCAATCATTTGACGCTCACGAGCAGTTTTGGCCTCTGTTATTACAGACTGGACATAATTGTCCGTAAGTTGCCATACTTTGGTTAAATCGGCCAAGGAATTTGCTTCTTGCGTTAAACGTTCTGGGCCGTAAACTTTCATACCAGTGCTCTCCTGGTCTGTTTTGATTGCTTGAACATTTTTTACCTGTTGGTTCACTATTTCTTTAATCGCCCTTACCAATTCTGGTGTTGGCTCGGTAAGCATCTCTTTAGGCATTTTAGCCGCTTCTAGTGCTCCTACAATTTTAGCCTTGGCGCCAGCTAGATTTGGATCAGTTTCAAGTTTTGCTTTAATTCTGTCGGATTCAATTCCAGGCATAAACAGAGGGTCGCCAAAGTCAAATTTTAATCCTTTTAGAGTTTCAGACAACGGTGGGTTTAGTCTGTCATATTTCATGATTGGCACATTTCCACCATTGTTAAAGGCAAATAACTTGGCATATTCGCTGTTTCCTAGAGTGAAGAACTCTCTCAACTGAGCAATTTCTCTTTTCATTGAAGCTTCAACCATGTCTGGATTGTCGTCCCAAGCTTCATCAAATTCTGTAGGAGTCATGCCAAAGGTAAATGGAAAAGCTGCTTTGAAGTGCACATCGAGTTCTGACCCGCTAGCAACCACGCCAAATTTAGGAGAATTATAGTTTCTGTCGGTAGCAGTACGTTTTTGGAACATTTCTCTTACGTCTTTTGCTGAATTCTTTTTTGTTTCCGGATTACTGTTTGGTGTTCTGGTATCCCCAAATCCAACGTTTTTGTCCTCATTACCGTTGTTCGTTTCTGCTCTACGATTTGCAGGGGGATTGTAATCTACGGGCTGTTGTCCGCCAGATCTATCGTAAGTTCCCACCACTCTTAGGTTTTGATAGTTAAGACGGTCAGCGCTAATCTTCTTTGATCCATTAATTGAAGCATCGTAGTATCCAGCCTGAACACCTTCTGGACGCGTGAAATTAGGTTTAACATAACCAACGTCCCTGCGAGTATCAGCGTCCGACTGATTAAGCTGGCGATATTTGATGCTCTTAATGTAATAAGGGAATTGTTCTTTCATTGCGTCAAGTGCAAAAGCATATCCCGGACCGTCTAGGCGCAATGGTGCTTGCGAAGCCTTATAGGTTTTCATCTGGGTTTCAAAGAATTTGTTATATTCGTCGTCTAGACCAATGGTATTAATAATTGCTTCTGGGTTCTTGTATTTGGTAGCAATCATTTCTCTAGCGTTAGCTTCAATGGTTCCAGTAGGTGCCCCTTGAATGCCACCCAGCCATGCTGTGTCTTCCGCGACCTGTGTTGCTACGTCTCTATTGATAAGACCTGCAACCATTTCGTCATAGGTCATTTCAGAGCCATCTCTGGTCTTCTGGCGCGAAGCTACTGTGCGAAGGAATTCTCTGGCGGTCTCGTCCAAACGCGTCTGCGACATGCGAGGATTAGATTCTTCAACTTTCTTTAATCTATTAAGTTCTCTCGCATAGCCTTCGCTGGTTTCGTCTGGGTATAGTCGGAATGCCTCAGATTTGAGTTCTTCGATTCTGTCGCCAGGTACCGTTTCGAGAGTTACATCTCCGCTCTTAACGGCATCAAGAATCATTCCATAACGGCCAACCATACGAGCGGCCTTATCGTTATAGCGACGCGATCCACGGAAAGCTTCATCAAACTCTACGGTGTAGATACCTGAGCGCGATACAACGGTGACGCTACGAGCACCAGAAATGAGGCCTGCGTAGATGTCTTCTGTAGTAGGTCCACCTAGCGTACGCGTACGTACGTATTCTCCGCCTTTTAGCTTTGAGATGTTTTTTAGGTTAAACGGAAGATAATGGTCATCTCCGTAGCCGGCAGCTTCAGTAATAATCTTTCCGTTGCGATCAATAATATATCCACGTGAGGGTGGCATCGCTCCCGATTTAGTCTGAAGGTTTACCAATTCTTTCTTTGGAAGATCTTTAACCAAGTACTGAATGATTGGGCTTTCCTTGAATTCTTGACGAACTCCATTGTTTGTGGCCATTTCAACATTGGAACCGTTAATGAGAATATCTCTAGCCTTGTCCTTATTACCCTTGGTTCCAGCAATATAGGCGTCAATAGTTTTTTGTAGCCCAGGATTAGGAGCTTTTTCGATGCCTCGGTATCGGTAAGCCACTTTACGTGCTCCCGGTCCTATAACACGTTCAACCTCAGTGGCGTTAAATCCTGCCCATTTGGCAGCGTTAAGAGCAAGTTGAGTCTTAATTGCAGAGTCCGGAAGTATGTTAGAAAGAAGATTTGCCGTCGCACCAAGTCTTCTGTAGGCACGGTCTGCTGGGTTTAATACGTCTGTGTCTCTATATGAATTCATGCTAGTGCCGTAATCAACCAAAGCTTTATCTTGACCGTTGACGTTTGACATGTAATTAATAGCTTGATTTCTCATACCGCCACCGGGAACTCCCATTGCTGACATGAGGTCGATTTGAGGGTTATCTTCTCGCAAGAAACTTAAGTCTACAGAGGCTACACGATTGCCGGTTGCGTATTTCTCTCCCGCAAACTTATCTTTTAATTTGTCTTGTCCCTCAGTAGTCAGGAATTGATCAGTCGTACCATCCGTGTAATTAAGGGTTACGACTGCGCCCTTAGCTGTAATTGGATCATTTTGGATGGTTTTTAAAAGATTAGATACTTGATAGTAATCGCCTTGAAACTTCTTATTGGCAGCATCGTCTAGACGCACACCTTTATCAGTTCCTCCAGCCCTAGATGGCTTTGGGATACCAAGTTTTTGCGCTTCTCCCGCTCTGATGGGTTTATCAAGAATATTTGGCTCAATTTTGTGAGTCATGACGCGGAAACGTCCACCTGGATCGCGCAACTGTCGCTTTACTCTATTAGATATATCCCAATCAGTGATTGGATCAACGGCTTTGGAGATTTCGTCTAAATAGGCAAGATATGGTGCGGGGTCTTTTCCCTTTGAAATTAGATTGCGAGTAAGTGTGCCTTTTACGCGTTCTGCGCGCTTGGCAATCTCTTTGTTGTATCCAGCCTCAATGACTTCGCCGTAGCGGGTAAGGTCTCTTGCTGCAACGTGAAAAGCAGCCATCTGCAGCAAAACAGTGGCTTCATCTTGATCCATTTTGCTAATCTCGTGGTACATCTTTGCCGCTGCATCATCATCAAAAAATGGGTCGTCTGCAGCTACGCCGAGTTTAGCTCTTGAAATTGGATTGAATGTCACATCTGCTCCTATGGGCAACTATTGTCTAATTGTCTCAAATAATACTAGCCAGGTTAAGGCTGTTTTGGCTTTCTTGTTTTAGGAAATATAACGCGGCTTCTATGATGCCCCATTACTCCATTTTCGTCATGTACATACACCCAATCGTTTTCTATGTGAGAAACTCTGAATTTACGTCCATTGACAATTGCGTGCGTAGGTAATTTTCTTATTGGTTCTGGTGGAATAAAACCTTTGGATATTGCTGCTGCTTTTCTTTTTGCATCTGCTTTAGACGAAGCTCCCCATGCCTGCAACGATAATAGGAGTCTCGTAGGCTCACCATTAGGTTTATGTTCTGGTCCCGGCATGTTACCCATACGGGCAAGGAATGAGGACCTTCTAGGATTGTTTCCGGCCTTTACTGGTGGCTTTAGGTTTGAACCCGGGTTCTCTCGCTCGTACGACTTGCGACCCTTTTCGTTGAGACCACCTTTTGGGTTCTTGCCATCCTTAGTTTGCCAGGATTTAGAAACCTTCTTTGTTTTTGGAATGCAATTGGGGACTAATCTTCCGCCCTTATTCTTCATGCCTTCTTGTTTGTAACCGTCCCAGCATGGATCTTTGGCTTTATATATTCCACCGTGTTCTACCCCAAACGGACTAATCATTTGGTTTTTCTCCTCGAAGCTAACGCTGCTCCTAGTGCTGCAGCGCTTGTGATACTTGCAGTGGCTACGCTCGGTCTGTTTTTAATTGCTAGAATTCTCGTTGCCTTACTGCCAGGCAATGCCTTTGGATACTTCTCAAAAAACTCCAGCGGAACTTTTCCACTTTTTGCCTGTTCAACACCGTATTTCTTTCTGTGTTCTGACCAGATTGGATTATGTACCTTGTTGTCCCAGTTCTTATGTCTATAGGACTCAATTGAGCGTTTTGCTGCCCATCCGCCTACTTCATTTGCCGCCACCATGGCGCTTGCGCCTCCAGCAGCTCCGATACCAGCGTCTACTCTTCTATTCTTGTTCATAGCCTTAGAAACGCTGTGACGCCTTTTTAGTTCTCTTGCCGCTCCGCTAGCAATAGCAGAACTCAAACCAATTTTAAGCATTTGACTTTTTGATGGTGCAAACTTAGCTCTTTGTAGAACCTCTACGGCTTCTGCTGGTTTTTGTGACAAATGCAGTTCTCTTGCCTCTGTACGTTTTACCCGCGAACGATTTTTAAATTGTTCAGATACTTCATTAGGTCGTTTAGACGCGTCAAATGGCCTTTTCAACGGACCGGTAAAGATTTTCTTCTGTTTACGTGCATCCGTTTGTCTTATAAGGCTCGAACGCAAGTTAGCGCGCTCGTTTGTAGACATTGACGTAATTGGCTTAGAAGTTCCCATGTCTGGACCGTTTACAGATAAAAACGACTTTACAATCTTTTTACGACGTGTTTTAAGTGCCGCTCTTAGCTTTTGATCCCTATCAATTCTTTCTTTGTCGGTCCAAAAACGTTTAGTGTCGTAATTGCTGCTAGTGTCATTAATTCCGTTTACGTTTTCTCTGTCTATACCTGTAGAAGAACTGTTCCTAGAGGTATGATGATTTGGGCGCCAAATTCCCTTTATTTGTTCGCGTCTTAGCATTTCAAATTCAGGCTTAGTAACCTTACGCTGTATTTTTTGCTCATAAGTGCTAACGGCCCTGTTTAAGTTGTAATTGCGTAATTCATTATCCGCTAAAACAGTTTTAGTGCGTCTAGCCCCTTTGTTGGCCCCATGATCTTCGACCATTAAATGATAACCAGGCTTCAGTACTTTATGTTTTTTAGGGTCATAACGCTCAGCCTTTACAATTGCTACGCCATGTTCTATCCCAAAGGCACTAATCATTTACTTCTTCTTGTCGCTAGGGGCGGTCTTAGACATTTCCTTCTTCTGTGCTTCAATATCTAGTTGCTGCTTTTGTGACTGCAAAGAATGGTTTTCGTCATCTTTTGCCGCTTGATTTGCCCGTTGTTCTGGTGTTTGTGCGGCTGCCTGCTGTTGTTGTTGCAGACCGAGTTCTTGTGTCTGGGTAGACATGATTCCCTGTTGTGCTTGTTGCTGTAGTTGTAGGGCTTCAAGCTGCTGCTTTGCCTGCTGAATAATGAGACTCTGTCGGGTCATCTCTTCCTTGACCTTTTCTTCGTCCGAGCCCATCTCTGGTAGGCGTGCAGCATTGCGCAAGAACTTCTCTAGTTGCTCATCTGGGAACCAGTTCGCTCCGGCTGAAGTCATAGAGGTCATAAACTGCGACAATTGACCCAAATCTGGTGGATCGATGTCTCCAGGTACAAACTTAGGTAGCTCGTCAGTCTTCCACCCGTTAATGGCGAATAGACGTGGTATAGCGTGTCTATTTAGGGTGTTGGCAATAGAACGGGTGATGGAGTTCATTGAGGCCCTGAAAAGGCCTGTCTTGTCCGTATGGAGGGCATATGAACCAGTGCCCGAATGGCCTACCATGATGAAGTCGGCCAATACAGACATAAGCATTCTTTGCTCATATCTTTGGATAATCTCGTTAGTATTAAATGAGCGCCCGCCACCCGAGGTCAGGAGCTCAAATCCAAATAACGGCTGGTTGGTGTCTTGGTCAAATGCTTGTGGGAGGATGATGCCTTCTTGTTCATCTCTACGTACAGAGCGAACCATCTTCCGAAATGCATCAACCATCTTTGCTTGGTCAGAACCTGGTTTGGCATTCAAATACGCGGCAGGAACCTTTGCTACTGGAAGACCGGCAAGGTCACGTTCTACACCAATACCTTCAATTTCCTCAAGGCGTTTCTTCATGTACCACGGGCGGTAAGCGTTACGCAGTAGGGATCTGCCCTCTGGGTTGTTCTTTGTTACCGTAGTACGGAACAAAAGAGACTTCTCGATTGGGATAACTACCAATTTGTAGTGCGGTGGGGCAAGCTGTACTAACGCTTTTACGCCACCAGATTCATCAAATACCCAGCGCAGCCACGTTTCTTGTGCGCGGATAGGCATCTTGCGCCAGCCAATTTTGTTATCTGAGAATCTTGAACGCTTCTTGGGGTCTGTTTCCCACATACCTACACGGCGCTTATATACGATTTCGTGCCATGACCAACCATAAATGTTCATGGTAGCTACTTCGGCAATAAAGTCGTCCCAAGTATGAGACATATCTTCCATGCACTCTTCAACGAACTTGGCTGCTGCTTTAGCCTCCACGGAGCCAGATGCCGGCTCTACGCGCCACTCTACTTGACGTACAAGGCGATCAATAGCAAATAACAACGCTCCCACGATTGGGTCGTTGTCTGCCATTTCTTTGTAAACCTGTACGGCTTTACGACCACGCAGTTGTGGTAGGAATTCTTCATCAACATAACCGGAAAAGCGTCTAAGACCCGTGATACCGAGTTCGGCCATTGGATTGACGTTCTGTGGGATACCGTCTCCAGGCAGAGCTGTGTCCGTGATATTGGCAAGAAATTCTCCGCTAACGGACATTTAATACTCCTATAGGCATAGCATTCTCATACTTATTATCCACGATGTGTCATACCATTAGGGTGAAACTGTTTCCGTCTCTATCTGTTTTAACTCGAACTTCACCTTCACCCATGCTAATAATTCCATCACTTTGATTATTTTTTGGTGGATCTAAATCTTTTGCATACTTACTCGGCTCTCCATTTTTAGGAACACCAAGAATTGTAACTGCCGGAATTCTTTTAGTTATCAATCTGTTACATAATGCTAGAGCACACACTTCGTCTGGTAAATGGAATGATTGTCCTCCACGATAAAGATCTCCAACCTGAGCGTATTTGTGTGCAGTGTACAGGGTAAGAACCTTTGGTAGCTCAAACTCGCCACGCTCAATTGCTGAAACATACTCGGACAGCATGTCATCTCTATTTTTACCTGTCATCAGGAATGATCTGGCTCTTAAATCTAGATAGTCGTTTACTACGTTTCCAAGACCAGTGCCATCATGGATAGCGTCAGCATTATAAATCTGAATGGCTGTATTGAACCACCCCACCATCATTGGATACGGTCTTCGGTTTACTCGCATATAGTAAACAAGACGATATGGTTGAACATCTATACGCATGACAGCAATGACTGTATAGTCTCGCTCTTTTGCCCAGTCAGCACCTGCAACATACTCACCACCTGGCATTGGCCCTTCGAAGGTGTACTCCTCGAAGTCTTTGGCTGTTTTTTCGTAAATAGGCTCAAGTGGCAAACAGAATGTCTTTTCGATGGCGTCAGAATCAAATGCACGGTTACCAATAGATGGTTCACCTAATTCGTATTCAACTCTCCACATTTCTGCAGGGATTTCCCGACGTTTTTGTTCTACTGTTTCCATTGAGAGCCATCCATCAATGGGATTAGCTGATTCCCGCCAGCACCACGTTTTGGCAGGTAATCCACGCTCTTCAAAGCGTCTCTTTATCTCTGTGAACGTTCCTACAGGATTCTGCCAAGTTGAACATAGAACGGTGTACGGTTGAATGATTTCCCCGAGATAGTTCTTTTGAGGCATTGGCTGGCCCAAAGCGGCATCGAGGATTGAAATATCCATTTCGTCTATTTCATCTAGAAGCAGAAATGGAGGGTGAGGGCCACGCACTGTCTTTTGTGAAGCAGTTAGCGGTCTAATCTTTGCCCCGTTGGTAACCTTAACCTCAGTTTTAGATTCCATTGTAAGCATGTCTCTAGGGGCATTTTCTGAGTCAAGCGCATCACGCATGGCGTTGTGAATGTTGGCAGATTGAGCTAATGACCCTCCCAGTAGGTTACAGTCAGCTCCCAATAAAAAGGCTTTTGTTAGTCCAAGAATTGATAGAGTAAATGATTTTCCGGATAGTCCTCGGCTGCCGTGCCACAAGCTAATGGTTCCGTCCCTGCCGAAGTAAGCATCCGCAAAGGCATCAAAGGGAGCTACATGATCTGGACAAACCTTATGTCTCGGGATTGTGACACCCCACATTGCGTGAACAACGTGCCAAAGCTCGTCGTCCGTCTCTGGTAGGCGCGAGAGAACGAACTTAGCCATTATGCGGGCCCGATGTAACTGATAGTGAAGTTTACTAAGTTTCCGCCTGTTGGGATAGGAATTACCACTGCCGTTGAACTTACGGCCGACACATGCGCTTTTTCCCCAGCCAACATTTTGCATGTTGTAGATAAATTCATATATGTATCAACCGCTGGCGCAGTTGCAACTCTATTGAGCGCCTGATTGCTTCCAGATACATTGATATATACCGCTCTATATCCAGTTGAGTTAACAGCACTATCGAAGGCTACGCAACAATTTAAATTATAAATACCAGTTACTGGAACGGTAAATTCATTATTTGCTGTGCTCCACATGGAATATGCGTCAGAGGTAACTAGATTGAAGTTAACTGTAGTACCAGAACCCGAAGTAGTGGTGTTTTGTGCTGTAGCTCCAGTGCCTCTATAGACGGATGCGTATAACTGAGTATTTATTTTTTGTTGTGAGTCCCACGTTCCAAGCACAACGGTATTTCCAGCAGTATCGTTCGCATAGACAATGTGTTGTCCAATAACATATGGGACATTGCTTCCTAGGACTTTTACACCAGAAATATATTGCCCATTTTGCGTAATAAAATTAATAGTATTATTTGTTGCATCTACGAATGTGATAACGCCGGCAGGAAGGCTAATGCCTGAAGTGCTTGGGCGCTGGCCGATACGAGGCGTACTATTGCTCGGCATTTATACTCCTAAAAGGGTTAGGCCTGACTTTGCCCACAAGAGCCAGACCTAACCAACTCTATTATTCTTTATGTGACTATTCAGGATAGCCCGAGATACTTTTTAACGTCTTTACGTATGATGCTGCATCCATTGGAACAACGATAGTGGTTGTTTTGCCAGAATGGTCGTCGAATGCAGTATCAAGTCCCATCAGTTTAGATCTAAGAGAAATAATTTTTAATATAGTTTCTATTGTCTTCAAGTCTCCAGTTATTGCGGCGCCCCAAATTGCGCTTTGAAGTTGATCTAGTCTGTCAACTTCATATTGTAAAGCCTCAATTCTGCTTGAACGTTCCATTTCCATGGAAGCTTTTTGCAGGAATGCTCTAACATCTACCCTTGCTGCTGCATCGCTAGGATATCCAGCTTTATCGGCTACTTCTTGCCAGGTCATTCCAGAAAGCCGTAGTTTATGAGCGACTAATGATCGTTCAAGATCGGTAGGCTCCTCTGACATTGGAACCATTTCAGCGTCATTATTCTTCTTCGTCATATATGTCCACTATTGAAGTTTTTACCTTTTCGTATTTATCTATTTTTCCATCTTTAAATTCTTTAAGGATTTCTTTTTCAGTAATTTGTCCCGAATCAATTAGCGCAAAAATTCTAGCTCTCGTTCTACCGGATATTCCAGCCCAAATACCATAACGCTCTCGAGACGTGATAGCGTGATTAAAGCAATCAGAAATTGCTTCGCAACTAAGGCAAATTGATTTTGCGTATCTAATTTCTGAAACAGTAAGCGCTGGTCTTACTTCGATGTCTTTATTGCCAAAAAATATGCTGTCGTCCATTCCAACGCATGCGGCTTTTTTGTGCCATTCCGGAGTTAAAAGCTCTAAATATCGCGTTAAGACATCTTTGAGTTCTTCTCGGTCAACCGTGTCTTCTGGCTCAAAAAAGTCAGAATCGTCATCGCTGGTATTGCGCAGAAACTCCTCTGCGTTTACCCATCTTTTTTCTGGCATTCACTGACTCCGTATAAGGCAACGCAAGTGGCGTCGATAAGATTTTGGTCTTCATTGCAATTTGCCCACATTTCATTATGTTTTATTTTTAAGAACTCTGCTATTTCTTCTTTTTTAGCGTTACCTTTTCCGACTATTTCTTTTTTCCAAGAGGAAACTGGGACAAATGTAGCAGGAATACCGCTTCCAGCAAACACCGCGCCAGCGTTTTGCGCAATTTTTAGTGAAGTTCTTAAGTTTCTTACTCCAGCGACCACAGGTTCTTCAACAAATAATAAATCTCCTTTGATTGTATTTTTAATCATTAGAGTAATTTCTTGAAGTTCTTTCCATCTATCTTTTGGTTTTTTGATATTGTAAAAGGTGTGGTCGACCTTTCCGTCTTCCCATTTACACAGGTAAACTGATCTGACTCCCAAATCTGCTCCCCAGACAATCACAAAATTTCCAAACCTCGCCAGTATCCGCCGCCAACTACAAATGTAAGCATGCCTTTTGGTGCTTCTACTCCGTTTGAATGCCTAAACCACGTACTACCGCCATCAAGTGCAGGGGCCTGTAACCAACATGTTGGTCCAAGTTGTTGAGCGTGGAAATGGTGATAGTGCCCAGACACAACAATGTCTGCAGTTCCAATGGATTGTCTACCAAGCGCTTGGTTAGCAAGATAGTTTTGCATTTTTCCTCGTGTTTGGTGTCCGTGAACGAGTCCCACGGTTACCCCAGATGTTTCCACCACACAAGTAAGCTCGTCTTTTTGTGGGAATATGAAATGCACATTTTTATATCCAGCGGCGTCAAGCGTATCGGCTACGATTGAAGCTCCCTCTACCGCATGGCTATCGTCATATGTCGTGTTAAGGCTGTTGCCGGTTCTAATTGCTTCGTCATGGTTTCCCGGTACCACTACAACAGTGACCGATGACGCGGTGTTGCAATAATCCTGCACGATTGCGAGCGTGGTTCTGCGATATAGCCTTAGCATTTCAGTAAGAGTCAAATCTAAACGTGAGAGCCTCATACCGCCGCCGCTTTGTGTTCCCTCGATGCAGTCACCAGGTAAAAGAATCAGCACTTTGTCGATTTTCTCGTCTTTGCGGAGTTTTTTAAATCTCTCTAGTGACTTTACGTGTGAAGTCATTAAATTCTCTAAAATCTCTTGTGAACCGCCCCCATCAACCTTTCCCCATTGCATGTCTGAGATGGTGACTACATAGGTATCGTCTTTGGTTTGCACTAAAGGCTTTATGTCTTTTCTTTTGTCCAAAAACAACAAAAGCTCATCAACATTGGCAATATTTACCGATGGATGAACTGAGAACTTGTAACGCCAAATTGCTTTTGTGTAAGCATCTTCACCTGGTTCGTCTCTATGCCACGCTGCTGGATCGTATCTGGCTTCTACAAGCCTTACAGACCAACCCTCTGGTACCTCAATACCAAGCGATTCAACGGCCGCTTTCCATGATTCTGGATCGCTTAGAGATGGCTGTGGAGTTGTGGTGACGGTCCATTCGCCATTTGGTTCGTATTTAATTCCAGGTTCCCAGCCAGATGGAGCGCTCTTTTTAGGATCTGGCTGGTTGCCTGGAGAACGTAAATCGTTCAATTTTTCGGCAAAACTCATTTTGACACCTCGCATTTGCATAGGGAGCGACAGTGTCTAGAAATTGCGTTGGGGCTGACGCTTACTCCGACTTCTTCTTTTATGATTTTAGCTACTGCATGAAAAGATACTGTTCTTTCAAAAATTAACGTTTCAAGCGCCGTTTGCTCTTCTTTTGCCAGTTTTTCTTTTACCCAGTGGACGGAACATGTTTGCCAAGGCGGACCGTCCTCTCTTACTTCAGAGAGTCTCTCGGCAATACTCATGGTTATCCCTTCTCGGTATGCTCCATGTGCTGTTCAAATCTGCCTTGAAGTTTCGCCAAAACTATTGAGATTCCGTTAAGTCTCTCATTTGTTTTTTCTTGACTTTCTTCAATTCTGTCAGTTTGATCACGCAGTGAGCTACCGTGATTATTTTTAGTTTCCAGTCTAATTTCGATTGTAATGTCTTTAATTTCTTCAATGGAATCTTCTAGCTTTCTCACACGGCGATTATACATTCCATAAAAGAAAGCTAGAAGAACTCCAAAAAAACCAAGAATCTGGTCGAGTGTGAATTGCATTAGTGCTCTCTCTACGTAGTTTTGTGAGCTTGGCTACATAAAGATTACTAAACCTTCCTATTCACTTTTAATATTTTTAGACTTTAAAGCAGAAGTTATTTCTCTTACCGTGGGTGTGACCTTTTTAGCGGTTGCCGCCTTCTTCAATGCGACTTCTTTTGAAGCTGATTTTAAGTCAAACAAAAACTGTGGGTTGATGTCTGTTTTCTTGTCCCACCGGTCAACAGTGTGAACTTCAAAATGCAGGTGAGGACCAGTTACGTTTCCTTCTGCCCCACTAAGAGCAATCTTGTCGCCCATCTTCACTTTTTGACCAACTTTTACAAAATCTGCCGAACAATGCGCATAAATGGCCCAGTAGTTAAGCTTGTTAACTACATAATGAACGATTACTTGATGATTTCCAAAAGCTGGGCCCCAGCATTGGCCAACACCGACAACTGTTCCGTCAGAAACAGATAGAAGTGGAGTGCCGGTGGGAGTAGCAAAATCTGCTCCTTGGTGACGACCCGAAGACCAAAGGTTACCTTTAATTCCGTACGGATTAGTTATCTTTCCGTTTTTAATTGGTAGTGCCATTTTATATATCCTTCCAATTGGATTTTAATTTTGTTGATATTACATTGGCTGGTAGCCCTGTATAAGCATCATATTCAGATGCGATTGTAAGCGCTTGTTTAATTGCTTCATTAGCGCTTTTTTGTGTTCCTCCGCTGTACAACGCGGATAACGCTCCCAAGCCATATCCCTGGCCCGTTCCTAGAGCGTACATTCCTCTGTCTTCTCTACCAAAAGATAGATCGGAACTTACTTCACATACAATTCCATTCCACATGACAAGCATTTCAATTGGCCACCCTTTTTCTTCTGTCAGTTCTACATCATTATCCTTTAATACATTGATTAATGAACCAATGAAATCAGAATAAATATATTTATCAAATTCTTCGTAGGTGACAATACTTTTAGATGACGGTAAAATTAGTTCATTTGAAATAATCTGTCCCGCTCTTAAGTCTCCAGCAAATACAACGTGAAACTCACCGCGCTTAAAATATTTAGAATTTTTTACTATTGATTTTTTATGAGCTTCTGTCACGGCTGAATCGTATCCCATGCTTGCCCAGCCAGTGCCTTGTACTGCAATTATTGTAGTCACGTTTCTCCACGTCGTAGACAATTTCTCCATCATCGCTTACTTTTTCTACTATCAATAGTCGTGAGCCTGGCTCGCTGTTGATAATTAAACCTGCTGTGTGCAAGCCTAAGTTAAAGCCAATTAATTCTGATGACATTTCTTGCAGAAGTTCTTTATCTACAACTTCTCCAAGCTGAAAATATGCGTGCATTGATAACTCCATGGCGGCTTTTTTTCTTATTCCAACTTCAAATTCTTCACTAGTTTTATTTTCTATTTTTTTAGATAAATACGACATATAGGCACTTAAAGAAAAACCAAAAATAAAACATGTTACTGAAATTGCTGAAATTATTGTAGCGTCCATTGTCCCTTTAGCCATTGCTTTCACCATCGTCGCCAGCCGGTTTTGGACCAGGTGTTGGGATGTTAAGTGTCTGCGTAGAAGATACAGTTGGTGTTTGCGTTACAGAAGGAACTGATTTAGTCGGCATTGTTTGAGTTATAGCAACAATAACTAATCCTATTGAAATCGCTACACAAAAATAAACAGTTTTCATTATTCCTCAAATCTTTGTTGTTGCAGAAGCTGTTCTTGGGTTAATCTTCTGGAGCCAAGTTCAGCACATTTCTTTGCCAATTCAATAAACGAACGCAGTTCACCAGTTCTGAATTTATAGTAACTAGATCCTCTCATAACCGCTCCTTCTCGCTCCGCTGAATGTATTAACATATCTATTTCTTGTGCGCGAGAATAGTATGCCGTAGCGCATTCTGCCAAGGCTAAGTACGGCGAGTCTATGGGAGATTCTTCTCTGCCCAATAAAATGTCGACATAAGTAGATATTTCTATCCATAAATCTTCTACCGATGGCAATCCAAGACTGAGTGGAACATCCATGAGTCTGCTGGACAGCTGGATGTGTTTTTCTTCTCCCTTTTTAATTTTTACAGCCATATATAGTCCTAGTGGTTTGAAAAGTATGTTATTTTATAGATAGCACTTTTAGGTGCCGTCCAGCGATTAGTTATCTGAAATGCGGGCGGCGCGGCGTCGGCTCCCTTCCTTTAGGATAGGTTGAGCCGGCGTCGCTTCATATTCTGAAGAAGTTTTTACAGTCACACTTAAACCAATCGCAGGATGGTGATCCACAATGGACTCTGAGCTCTTCAATTTTCCAGATTTTTCCGCAATGGTGACAGACAATTTCTCCATCTTCCTGTATATATCTTTCGGGATACTCAATATCATCTAAATTCTCACTTAAAGTCTGAGTACTTGGATGTCCCACAGATATCGCTAAATTGACAGTATCTGAATTCTGTTCCTTCTTTGGTTTGACAGAGGGGGAGCATCGGTGGTAATTCCTCTCTTTCGAGAGCTTGTGTGAGTTCATCAATTTTATTAACAACTTCGCTAATAATGTTATCATCTTTTTTTACTCCAAATTCTCTCCATACGCCAGTATCTTTGTTTTCGTAAATAATAGAAAATTGTTCTATATCCGTCATTGCCATGTATGAATGTACTTGAAGTATGTGCTTTTTATCTGGACCCCTATCCATGACATATCTAAACCCATTTGAGTTAATAGTTTTGAATTCTAGGCCGTGTCCGTTGTAAAGAATTCCGTCCATAGTTCCGCCTAGTAACATGGTTGGGCTTTCTGCCGGAACTTCTGCTTCAGCTAACCACCCTTCGGTTAAACCAGCCATTTGCCATTTCAGGTGCAAGAAGTTTCCCGTATGAAAAATATTAGCAAGATCTGCGTTTTCTACAATTTGTTCAGGAGCGCCAACGTAGGCCATGACGCGCTTTCTATCACACTGCCCCATGGCGGAAGACCTAAATAAACGCTTTGCGCGC